AACTCCAAAAACTTGGTTCAAGTTCTCGCTCCGTCAAAATCAAAAACGAACAATCTTTCTGGCCCGAACGTTTCCCTCTCCCCTCCCTAGAACTCAAGCGAAAGGAAAACCCACAATCGTTCGCGTCCCTCTTCCAGCAATCCCCCTACATCGAGGGTGGCAACATTATCAAAGACGAATACTGGAAATTTTTCAAACCCGACCCCAACTCCCCTGTCGGTGGCCCCCAAGACATCACCATCTCAACAATAATCATCTCATGGGACACTTCCTTTTCCGTCAAGACCACAGCCGATCCTTCCGTGGCTCAAACTTGGGCTCTCGCAGACAACGGCGACATCTATCTTCTCGACCAATGGAAGCAGCGCGTAGACTTCCCCGACCTCAAGACAGCAGCAATTGGCCTCAACAACCGCTATCGCGGCAAGGGTCTAATTGGCCACTACATCGAAGACCGCGCCTCTGGCCAATCCCTCGTCCAAGAGCTCCAAAAGGAATCAGGCTTCTCCGTAATTCCCAAGCAAGTCTCCCATGATAAGATCACTCGTCTTCACACTGTCCTTGGCCTAATTCAAGGTGGCCGTGTTTACCTCCCAGAGGACGCAGACTTCCTCGATGAATTCACAGACGAGTGCCGTTCGTTCCCAGACACCACTCACGATGACCAAGTTGATTGTATGACTCTCGCGCTCGACGTGCTTTCCAAGCACACTCTATCCAGCCACGCAGCTTTCTCTCAACCCCTCACTCAACTCGCATCAAATCAACTCAACCAATCTGCAAACCACGCCATGCCCCTAACAAAATCACTAAATTCATTCTCCGGTTGGGGGGAGTAGAAAACTCACGCGGCCCCCCTCATAATCACTCCCAGCCGCCAAAGGAAAAAACATGACCGCACAGTATAAAAACGGCCCCAATGACGGCGTTATCGTAGACCTATCAGACCCAAACCGTCTAAACGCCCTCATGGCCAATCAAGATATATCCCACCTCTTCACGGAGACGGATCACGCACGCATTATCGATTACATGTGGGCCGCATTCGAGATGTCTCATCACCACATTTCTAAACGATACGATCATTGGGCCGAAGCAGATCGAGCCCACGATATCTATGTCCCACCAGACGCCACTCGCTTCCGCGAGAAGGCTGTCATCGCAGATACTCGCGCCGTCGCAGACACGGTCATTACCTACCTCATGTCTGCCATCACAGGACGAAACCCCATCTTCCAAATAGAAGGTGGTGACCGCAAATCCCGTCAGGTCGCTGCAATCACCGAACGTCTCCTTCACAAGAACACCCGAGCATTTGGTGGCGAAGCACGCCTTGCCCAGATGTTCCTCGACTCTACCAGATACGGCTTTGCCCCAACCAAGAACACATGGGACAGCAACCGCAATGCCAACGTCATCTCAAACTTTGACCCTCGCAGAGCCTTCCCCGACCCCCGAGTAAACTGGGGCGATTGGCAACGTATGCAATTCATTGGCTTCTCAGACTTCGCCTCCTTTGACGCACTCAAGCAAACCAAACTATATCCATCCCTCTACACCGACCCAGAGCTTCGTAAGGATCGCAGCCCCGCCAGTGGCCAACGCTTCAATGCCAACAAGTGGCAGCGTGAAACCGGCAGAGCCTTCTCCATCGATCCCCAGCTCATCAAGTCCCAATCATCCGAGCGGCACTACTCTCTTGGCACAGCAAGAGCTGTCAACGAATTGTGGGTACGCCTCTCAGGCGCGGACATTAACGTTCCATCCATCGATGAAATCTGGCTCGTCATCACATGCATTGACGAAGCCAAGGTCATCCGTTTTCAACTCAATCCATATGGCCGCCAGTTCCCTATGGTCTTAGGAGGCTTATACAATGACTTCCACAAGACATACTCCCAATCTCTCTACGACCTCATGCTCCCCCTCCACAACATCTCCACTTGGCTGCTCCGTTCTAGGATCGATAACGTTCAAGCTGCGCTCAACAATCTTATCTTCGCTGACCCGACACAGGTCAACCTCACCGATCTTATTGACCGGAACCCTTGGGGTATCGTCCGAACACTCCCCGGCGCGAAAGTCGGTGATGGCATCATGGTTCAGCAAGTTCCTGATGTAACCAAGGGCCACTGGACAGACATCAATATGATGTCCGATCAAAAACAACGTGTTGCAGCCGCATCCGATCTACAGCAAGGTATGCCGACAGCAGATGTCCGCTCTGCCACAGAAATCCAACGCCTCTCAATGATGGGTACAAAGCGCCTCGGTATGCTCTCCCGTGTCATGTCTGCCACAACTGTCCGACCACTCGTCGAGATGCAAATTCAAAACCTCCAAATCGAGCTCGCAGATAACTACACTGACTCGCTTCGCATAGACCCATACAACACACCGGGCGTCCTTGCAGACCGCATAGACGACGGCTACCTAGATTTCACTGCCGAAGACATCCGTGGAAATGTCGATTACCTAATCATCGACGGCACCCTCCCATCCGAACCATCCCGAGACCCAAAGACATGGATGGACTCAATCCAAATCATGTCCCAAACCGGTCTCGGCGAAGAATACAAACTTGGCATGTTGGCCGAAGAAGCCATCCGTGGCCTCGGTGTCAATGACCTCGACAAGTTCCGCATTACCAAGGAGGAGCGTGCAGAAGGCCGTTCGCCATCTCAAGAGTTCGCACTCAAAGAACAGATGCGTGGAGCCAACGTCCAACCAGCAGAAAATGTCATGCGTGAAGTTGAAAAAGGAAATCTCGTTTCCATGAATGCAGGAGCTCAAAATGGCTAAGACACCAAAGAATATCCAAACCCTCCGAGATTCATGCCCCGTCAAGGTGCGCAACTACATCGACATGATGATGGCCAACTTGCAAGCAGACACAGACCGCAGGATCGTCGAGATTGTCAACGCTATAACTCAGTCTGACTTATCCCTCGACCTCAAGGCCACCAATATTTCGGCTAGAGTCTCAACCCTAGAAAACCGCCAGCCCATTCCAGCAGGCAGACAGCGAGGCACCAACAATGGCTGAGACTAGACCCACCACCGAACAAATCCGTTTTACGTCTGCCAACACAGGAGACATGTCTCTCGACATGTACCTAGAAAATTCCGAGATCGGTGGCCGTTCCGTCCACTACCTCCTTGGCTCAATTTTCGATACATCTGGCGTCTTCATTGGCTCTGGCCTCTTCGATTGGAAAGGCACTTGGCAAACCTCAACCACATACGCAGTCGGTGACACATTCATCGACCCAGCCACAGACAACATTTACGTCACCCTCGTAGCCCACACATCAAGCAGCGTAGCTAGTGATCTTGCAGCAGCAAAAACCGCTATCGTCCTAGACGTAACGCAAGTCAAAGCAGACAAGAACGCCGCAGCCGCAAGTGCAACAGCAGCCCAATCGTCCGAAGATGATGCAGCATCCGATCTCCTCCTCACAAACGCCGACGTTGTCTTGACCCATGCAGATGTTGTCCTCACCGCAGCAGATGTCGTCTTAGCGGAAGCCGCCAAGACAGCAGCCGAAACCGCTCAATCCTTAGCTGAAACCGCATACGACAACGTAGACGACCTCTACCTTGGCTCCAAAACCAGCGACCCAACACTCAACAACGACGGCGACGCACTCATCGACGGAACCCTCTACTACAACACAACATCGAACCAACTAAAAACATACGACCTTGGCACAACCACATGGATCGCCATCACATCAAACACCGACGAGAGCGTCAAAGTTTCAGCCAACGACACAACACCCGGCTACCTTAACGGCAAGCTCGTTGCGGGTGCAGGCATCACCCTCACAGAAAACTCAAACGGCTCCAACGAGACCCTCTCAATCACAAACTCTGGCCCCGGTTTGGGCATGATCTTGGCACTAGGATAAAAAAATGGCAGACGTATTAACTGGCAAAGGTTACGCAGTAACGACCACAGACACAGCAGCACTAACTGCTGCCGCTGGTCAAACCATAACATTGATCGGCCTAACAATCGGCAACATTCATGCCTCGTCATCCGCATGGGTAACAGCAAACATCGTTCGATCAGGTGGCGTAGACAGCGAGTTCGCGCACCAAGTCAGCGTACCAACGAACGACAGCTTAGACCTACTGCAAGGCAAGATCGTTCTTAACACTGGTGACTCTTTATTTTTAGATGGAGAGGCCAACGCTTCACTTGAAGCCAGCATTAGTTATTTGGTACAAACCTAATGGCGTTCTTAATCGGGACTGACCCCGGCCTCCGTCAGACACGAACCCCAACCACAGACAACTTAACAGACGGAGTTGACTTCACAGCAAACTCGTCCACAACAATCACGCTGTCCCAAGACCCCGGCAACGAGAA